TATAAATTAGAGTATAAATTAGAGTATAAATTAGAGTATAAATTAGAGTATAAATTAAGATGTAGTTTTTGAGAAATAATTATTATCTAGAAAATTGTAATGTCGCATTACCGGACGAGAATGTGAGAATATTAAACCTTTCTTCAATAATATGTAGGTTATAATTATACTGGTATAGAATCCACGTGGGACGATTAACGGCAATAACGGTGGATTCTTCGCTACAATCATAACTAGTATCTGTGTATGCGCGAATTTCTTTCTTTTGAGAATAAAAGTTGGTGGGGGGTTCAAATGTGGAAAATTCAAATTCTATTTTATTAAAATTAGAAGTATTCATAGCGCCGGAAGGTTGATATTCAAAAGGGCTAGTATTTAAACAAAAGTTATAATTGTAAAGACAATTGTCGGATGACCCGAGAGAGCATTTATATTTTTCCGTAAAAGCGAAAACGTGAGGGTTCTGCTCATTTTCTCTATATTTGCCATCAAATATTAAAGCCCAGTTATTCATAATGGTTCTTTTATTCTCGGGTTTATAGTAACCGGTAGTAAATAAATAGTTATGGGATAAGTCATGTGGGTTTGCATCCAGTCCCACAGCAGTCCCGGTAGGTTTATAAATATTAACAGGCTGGGTTTTATATGGCCAGTTAGAATAATTAGACCATTCATTTCGTTGATTGACATCACTTCGTTGAAAGAACCACATCCAATTGCTTACCATACCGGAGGTATTATCTAGTTCAACCTTCCTTGAACCGACGACATCGTAAAATTTATATTGATAAGTTTCTTTTATCAAATACTTTTGGGGTTTTAAAGCAAAAACCTTTTGTTCTTCTTCACTAAGAAATATATAGGTAGAAGATAAATGTATATCATTATTGGTTTGGGTTTTCTTATCGGTATAAATCGGGGACCGAGTAAATTGTGGTGGATTATGAATAAAATGATAAAAGGAATATCGTTCATCGTTGGGCTTAGGTTTAATATATTTAGCCTCATTCATAGGAATGTCTAAATCTTTAACAACAAATAGTTCATTAAGGGGTCTAAGTTCAATTTCGGCCGTAAATTCGACAAATTGTAAAGATACAAGTGGAAATGCCATTTTATCTAATAATGTAAACCAAATATTAATAGGTATATATAAATCTCTACTTCTGATAGATGGTTCTACACCTAATGCTTGAAATAAATCGGGTACACTGCCTGACAAATCTGTATCTGTATTGTCATCAAGGATGTTAAATGAGGAATCTGTCGCGGGATAAAATGCGTTGGGATATGCCGGTCTTTCGAAAGCTTTTGCGGGGTCATTAAGTTCGGGAATATGTCCGGTCATTTGATAATACAGCATTTTTTTATCATGTGGGAAATCTCTTTCAACTAAATTATATAGATAATCTCCGGTATATTCTTGAATAATTTGTCCTCCAATATAAAATTTAATAGTTTTAATCATTTGAGAACCGATATTATCAATCCATTTAAATTCATATGGATGCCACGATGATGGTGATGATGGTGACGATGGTGATGATGTCGAGGGGTCATGATAATATATTGGGCTCCATATATTAGGTAATCTGACAACTAAATAAGTATCGCTTAATAATTCGGCATAACGAGGGAATTTAAAAGTAAGTTTCGTATCAGTATTGGGTTTTAAGTCGGAATAATAATCAGGATTGATGCGAAATTTTTGTTTACCAAAATTAGTATACTTGGCATAGGAACATTTAAAAAAAGTTTTAGTAGGATTGTTTATAAAATGTATATCTTGGTCGCCTTTAGATATTAAATTTAATAATCCTCCAGGCATGACTATATACTTAATAATTATTAAATATTTAACTATTTAATAATTAGATATAATTAGATATAATTAGATATAATTAGATATAATTAGATATAATTAGATATAATTAAATAATTAGATATTATAAGAGAACATGTATTATTATATATTATTTTCGGCGATAGTTATAATATTGCTAGGCTATTTTTCTAAAATTAATAAATATGAGGGATTTAGTGGAGATGAGTGTAAGAATATAACAAATGTCGAGATGAGACATCCAATCAGCCCAATAGACTATGATAATGAAATATATTGTCACGATATCCGGGATTTCTACATAAAAACAGCATATAACTGTTGTGCGACGGGAGATTTTAAGAATGGATATGTAGATTTATGTGCATTAAAACATTGTATAAAACAGGGAGCTCGTTGTTTGGATATTTGTATATTCAATATAGAAGGTACTCCCCAAGTGGCAATATCAAATGATGATAGTTTTATGTTAAAAGGGAGTTGGAATAGTATACATTTAGACAAGGTGTTAACCGAAATAGCGGATAGCGCCTTTAACCCGAATACAAAAATATGTGGGAATTCTTCTGATCCATTATTTTTACATCTAAGAATAAAAAGTGCCCAAGATCAAATTTATACAAAGGTGGCGAATTTGATAGAATTAACATTGGGTAATAGATTGTTAGATGCGAATATATATGGTAAAGAATATAACGTGGCGAATACAAACAAACATAAGAATTTAGGGGCGATACCATTAAATCATGATGATATCCAGGGTAAAGTAATAATAATGGTAGAAATGAATAATGAAATAGACATTAAAGACACGCATTTAGATAAATATACGAATATATCTTCTGCGCCAATAATTAATCTAAATTTAGAAAAGAAAGTGAATGCTCCGCCATTTTTAGTATCTAGAAGATATAGTGAAGTAATAAACACTCATTCAATGAATGATATAATAAATAGTAATAAGAAGAATATGACGATATGTCTACCGGATTACTCTAATAAACCAACAAATCCGAGTTCTACGACATTAAAATCATATGGATGTCAATTTATAGCGCAATGTTTCCAGCATAATGATAGTAATTTACAAACATATAATGACATATTTAAAAATAAAGCATTTATTTTAAAACCGAAACAATTAAGATATATTAAGGTATTTGCTGAGAAACCAAAACCTCCACCAAAAGATATGGGATTGGGGACAACCGCGGCGATACATATAATAGGACCGGCTGGTGCGCGAAAGAAATGTGTTTGATAGAATACAACGAAATCAATATATAAGATATATATATATATCTTATATATAATATATATATACGTATGGTAGATTTATATGAAGATAGAGAATTAGTGATTTTACGAGAGAGAGTAGATGAGGCCGAAAATAAAAATAAGGGTCACGTCCATCTAACTGACTCTATAAAACGAATGATAGTTCTGGTAGAGGATTTTATAAAAGAGAATAATTTAATTTGTTATGGTGGAACAGCGATAAACAATATATTACCAGTAGATTCTCAATTTTATAATAGAAGTATAGAAATACCGGATTACGATGTATTTTCAAAAGACCCACTAACAGATGCGAAGAAGCTAGCGGATTATTTTTATTCACATAACTATACAGATGTTGAGGCAAAAAGTGGATTACATAAGGGAACTTACAAAATATTTGTAAATTATGTGCCGGTGGCAGACATAACCTTTTTAGTACCAGAGATATTTGATAATATATTAAAAAGCTCAATAAAAATAAATGGGATATTATATGCTCCGCCGAATTTTTTAAGAATGTCGATGTATTTAGAATTATCCAGACCAGATGGGGACGTTAGTAGGTGGGAGAAGATATTAAAACGTTTAATATTGTTAAATAAACATTATCCATTAATAGGGAAAGGTTGTAATTCTCTAAATTTTATTCGTAGTTTTGAGACAGGGACAAAATATGAAATAAAAAGGATTTATAATATAGTGAAAGATACATTAACGAGTCTGGGGGTAGTTTTTCTGGGTGGATATGCGACGACTCTTTATGGTAAATATATGCCCCGTCGTAAAAGGAAGCAATTAAAGAATAATGCGGACTTTGATGTATTGTCTGTAGAACCGGAAACGACGTCAACGATTCTGAAAGAAAGGCTACAAGACGAGGGTTTTAATGAGATTAATATAAAGAAACATAATGCGATTGGGGAAATAATTCCCGAACATTATCAAGTTGCGGTAGGGCGGGAGACGGTAGCAATAATTTATAAAACAACGGCTTGTCATAGCTATAATAAGATAAAGATAGGTGAAAATATAGTAAGAATAGCAACGATAGATACGATGTTAAATTTCTTCTTGGCATTTATTTACATAGATAGGCCGTATTATGACCATAAAAGAATATTGTGTATGGCGGAATATCTTTTTTTCGTCCAAGCGAAGAATAGATTAAAACAGCGGGGATTACTAAAACGATTTAGTATATCTTGTTATGGTTACCAGCCAACTCTAGCCGATATAAGAAATGAAAAGATGAAGAAATTTAAGAAATTAGTAGATAAAAAACCAAAGGAATATAATGAATTATTTTTTAAATACTCTCCGTATAAGGATACAAAGAAGAAAAAGAAGAAACCGTCGAAAAAGACAAAAGGTAGAAAATCAAAAACATTAAAAACCAAATCCAATAGAACGAAAGAGATAAAATAGTTTATATTAATAAATTAAAATATAATTATTAATATAATGTTTGGATGTTGTTTATGTAGTGGGAAAGACGGAGATAGTATAATAGATGATGTTCATATACCGGAATTAGATAAGGAGGATATAATAAAGATAGCACCAAAGGATGGCGATCGATGTGATAAATGGGGTGATTATCTATTCGAACTGAATGGGTGGAATATAGAGAATTATAAGGATATATTTATAAGGTTAGATAGTTTAGCAATAAGACATTTATTTGTTAGTACAATGGGTAGGTATATATATAATTATAGGAATTGTAAAGTGAGACTGAATAGATTAAAGAGGAGAGAACGTATTAAATGGGAAACATTGGCGTTAAGAAGAGACTGGTAACAAGATTAAAGGATGGATTCTAATCTTTTACACTGTTCAAGGGATAGTGTTTTTGGAAAAATAATATTAAATTGTATAACAAGATTGCCCATAATATCTTTTCTATCAAAACCCATATTATTAATCGTTTTTTTATAATTAGGATATAGTATATTACCGGATTTATTATTAATTTTGTAACATTTACCATCGATAAATTCTAAATCAAATGAAAACCCGCATAAGGCGTCTTTTAAGGAAATATCTTTTTTATATATAATATCCAGTCCTTGTCTAAAAAATAGTGTGTCATTTTTAATTTTAATAAAGACTTTAACATCGCCGATAATGTTGGTAGTTAAAACATGTCCCTTTTCTTTTATAGTAAATATCTCGTTATCATCGGTACCTTTTGGTATATGTAAATATATGGTTTCGGTTTCGTGACGTTTAACGGGGCCTTCAATAATCCATCGGGTAACTAGTATAGGTAGAGATGTTCCGGAATAAATTTTTTGAAAATCAACCTCTAAATGTAAAACAATATGAGGGGGTGTATTATCCGGAAGGTTATAGTCGTGATTGTTTTGATGATGAGTATCGGTATGTTTATTGTTAATGGTGTGTGGTGAATTGGTGTGTGATGAATTGGTGTGTGGTGAATTGGTGTGTGGTGAATTGGTGGATTGAGAATATGAATGAAGGGATTGAGAATTAGAAAGAATGGATTTATAGGCGGCGTTTACTTTCTGGAATAATTCGCAATTACCATTTCGGTCCGGATGATGTATCATAGAAAGTTTACGATAAGCGGATTTAATTTCTTGAATAGAGGCGTTTTGATTAATATTTAAAATGGAAAATGGATTATCTAACATTATTAATAAATAGTGACAAAAACTTAAATAACAATATACGAATATAAATAAATGAATTCGCCATTTATTTATAAATATCAACCATTAAAATTAAAGGATTTTGAGATGGAACAAGAATTAATGGATATACTTAATACCTTTATTGAAATGAATTCACTAAATATGTTATTTGTAGGAGATTCGGGTTCAGGGAAGACATCTTTAATTTCTGCGATAATTCGTGAATATTTTGGAGATGTATTCTATAATGATGATGTTTTATACATAAATAATTTGAAAGAGCAGGGTATATCTTATTATCGCAGTGAAGCAAGAACATTTTGCCAAACATCGAGCAATATCAAAGGCAAAAAGAAGATAGTAGTTATAGATGACCTAGATATGATAAATGAACAAAGCCAACAAGTATTTCGTGGATGCATAGATAAATATAGTCATAATATCCATTTTATATTCTCATGTACCAATACACAGAAGGTGATAGATAGCTTACAATCAAGGGTAACAATACTAAAATTAAAACAGCAGACAAAAAGGAATCTACAATATATTTGTGAAAAGATTTGTAGGGCAGAGGATATAGTAATAAGCAGTGAAGGTATGGACTTTCTAATAAAGATATCGAATAATTCAATAAGGATACTAATAAATTATCTTGAAAAATTAAAATTACTAGGAAGAGATGTCGATGCGGAATTAATAAATATGACGTGTACCAATATACCATTTACATATTTAAATGAAT